ATATCGAAGCGGAAATCAAGGCGGCGGCGATGAACAAGGGCGTGACGTGGGCCCAGGTTAAGGGCTTCAACGAGGCCGGCGAGTTGGAGGCCATCGCCTCCAACGGGCGGCTTGACCGATCGGGCGAGTCCATCGACCCCGGCGCGTGGGAGCAGGACCTGCCGGACTTCCTGGCCAACCCCGTCATCCTGGCCACGCATCAACAGCGCCTGGACAACGGACACTCGCCGGTGATCGGTTCGGTCAAGTCCATCCAAGCCGGCAAGGGCGGCCTGGTTTTCGTCATGAAATTCGCCGGGACCGATCTGGGCCGGCAGTACGAGCAGCTCTACCGAGAGGGCCACATGCGGGCCTTCTCGGTGGGGTTCATTCCGGTGTCCGGCCGGATGGAAGACCTGCCAGACGCCGGCGGCAAGGGCCGCGTCAAGGTGTGGGTTCACACGCGGTGCAAGTTGCTGGAAATCTCCTGCGTGCCCGTCCCGGCCAACCCCGACGCCCTGGCCAAGGCACTCGCCGCCGAACATGCCGGGGAGTTCGCCGACTCCGTGGCGGCGGCGGTCATCGCGAAGTTCACCGTCGCCGGCGCGCCGATCGCGCCGCAGGCGTGGGCGGAACTGGAGAACATCGTGGAGGGCTTCGCTCGCGAGGTCCGCTCCCACGTGGATGAACGAATCGACGAGCTGATCGTGAACCTCGGCTATCGCGGACTTGCGGGTACGGACTCCTACCCCGAGGAGTCCGGTGACGGCGACGACGCGGACCGGGGACACCGACGCGGGGAAGACCAGGGCGTGAAGGACACGCCCGCCCAGACGGCCGCCAAGCGGCTGCTGGGGGAGCAAGCGAAGGACTGACACCATTGCCACGGCGCTGACCTTCACGGGCCCGCCGGGGAGAGGAAGAAACGATGAAACTGAAGTTCACGGAAATGGTCACGAGACTGGCCGAGCAGTACGCCAAGGCGCCGGGCCAGCGCGATGAGAAGGCCATCGGCACGATCCTGGAAGACATGGGTCGCGAGGCCGATCACCTGGAGAAGGACTCCGACACCGGCTACGCCGGCTCCAAGGCCCTCAGCGACCAGGTCGCGCAGCTCAAGACGCAGTTCGACGATCAGACCGAGCGGCTGCGGAAGTTGGAGAAGCTCGGGCTGACCGAGAAGAACCACCGCCTGGAAACGCTCGGCTTCGACCAGATCCAGAGCATGCGGCGCGTACGGAAGATCTTCCGCCAGACCGACCAGGCCCGGGCGTTCGGCGCGTTTGCCATCCACCGGCTGTTCTCCGGGCTCCCGGCGTACGCCGACATGATCTCCACGGCGACTCGCGAGTACGCCGCCGCGATCTGCAAGGACATGGACCCCGCCATTTCGGCGGGCGGCGGGGCGCTCGTCGCCGACATATTCATGGCCGACCTGATCGCGCACGTGGAGGCGGTGGGCGTGCTGTTTCCGTTGTGCGATCGGGTGCCGCTCCAGACGATCGGCAAGACCACCTGGCCCCGGCTCACCGGCGAGTTGACCGCCGTGCCCGTGGCGGCCATGTCGAAAATCCCCGGCGGATCGCCGACCTACGACACCGTGGACCTGACCCCGGTGAAGTGGGGCATCCGCGTCGATGTTCCCAACGAGTTTTTCAAAAATCCGACGTTGCTGGACGCCCTGGGCCAGCGCCTGGGCTGGCTCATCAGCCGGGCCATCGCCTACGCGATGGACAACGCCCTGGTCAACGGCGACGGCACCGCCGCCTACGGCGGGATCATGGGCATCCTGGCCGACACGAACATCGCCGCCTCCACCGCGACCACGGCCACCACCCTGGCGGCCTACACCGCCCAGGAAGTCGGCCTGGTCGCGGGCGACATCACCGTGGACTACGTCGAGGACCCCCGCTGGATGATGAGCCTGTCCGCCTTCCGCAGCCTGCGGAGCATCCGTGGTACGGCCGGCTCGGAGCCCGCCGTCTACACCCGCGGGGACAACGGCGATCCCAACATGATCGACGACTACCCCTACACCATCTGCCAGCGCTTCCCGACCAAGGCCGCCAGCACGAACGGCGTGAAGTGGGGCGCTCTCGGTGATCTCCGCCTGTCCCACTACTGGGGCATGCTGGGCAACATCGAGATCGCCAGCAGCGAGCACGTGAAGTTCGATGCGGATATGACCGTCATCCGCGGCCTGGCGCACTTCGACTCCGCCCTGAAGGACGGCAAGGCGGTCGTCACGGCCAAGTGCCATGCGTAGTGCGTGGGTTCGTAGTGACGCCGTAAGGCGTTTCGGAAGCACCTTACGGTGCCACTACGAACCCGGCTACGGGCTACTCAGGACGGCCGAGCGTTTCGGCCGCCCGCAAACGAGAAACTGGAAATTGAGGAGATACGAAGATGCAACGCAGTCGATTCGGAAAAGTTCTGACCCTCGGGACGGCCGCCCTGGCCGTCGTGTTCGTCGCTCTGGTTGCGATGATCTGGACCTCCGCCCCGCAAGACACGGCCTACGCCGCCGGAGCGTCGAACGCGGCCCTGACCGCCACGGCCAGCGGCACGGTGACGGCCGGCCGGTTCGTCAAACTGACGGCCGCCAACACGATCGCCTCCGCCACCGCCTGCACCGACATGGTCGTGGGCGTCTGCGAGTTTACCGCCGCCACCACCACGCTGACGCGGTACGCACCCGTGGGCACGGTTACGACGGTGACCAGTGGAGAGGCGTGCGCCGTCGGCGACCTGCTGACGGCTGGCGCTTTGGGCAAAGCGTTCAAGGTCGGTACGACCTACGCCACCACGCAGCGGTACGGAGCGATTGCGCTCACCGCCGCCGGCGCGGCGGACGTGAGCGTGACGTGCATCGTGGTGGCGGGGGCGACCCCGGCCCTGACCACCATGCCCAGCGCCACCGTGGCGGCCACGGGCAGTACGCAGGCGCACGCGATTGCCAGCGGCCTGATGACTACCGGATTCACCCTGGTCAGCGGGGCTGACGCCACCAAGGGCGTGGCGCTGCCGGTGGCAGCGGCGGGGTTGATTTGTGTCGTGAAGAACAACGCCGCCGCCGTGCTGAAGGTGTGGCCCAACACGGGAGACGCGATCAACGCCATTGCGGGCGACACGAACATCGCGATGGCGTCCCTCACGTCGTGCATCTTCGTGGCCTACGACGCGACCACCTGGTACACGATCCCGCTGCTGCCGAGCTAAGGACCGGATGACCGGATGACCGTGGGACCGTGAGGAACGGAATCCAATTATCGGTCCCACGGTCTGACGGTCTGACGGTATCCGGTCCAACGGTATCCGGTCTTACGAACAAGGAGCATAGAACATGGCACCCAAGAACGACAAGAACGACGGAAACGAACTGGTGGACGTGCTGGTCAAGAAGACCATCGTCTACGACGGACGGCGGATCGGGCCCGGCATCGACGACTCCCGCCGCGACCGCAAGGCCATCATCACGCCCGTGGCCGCCAGGATCCCCCGGCGCGTGGCCGAGGCTGCCGGGCCGGACTACGTGACGATCTGCCTGTCTGCGACAAGCAGGCAGGTCGTGGCTCCCGCGGCCGCCAGCGAACGCCAGATGGGCACTCCCGCCAACAAGCAACAGTTCGGGAGCAGGAACAAGTAGCGACACCGCAGGCGGACGTTCCGCCTCCTACCGGCTGTGTCCCTGGCGAAGACCACCAGGGGCACGGCTCGGCGGCCCAGAGTAGACGCGGCATCTTGCCGCGTTCTTCAGAGCACGCGGCAAGATGCCGCGTCTACCCTGGACCCCCGAGCCGTGTGAGAGACAAAAAATGCTGGCAACCGTAGCACAATTCAAGGCGTTTTTCGGGATCGGCTCGGCCGACACGGTGGACGACGTCCTGATCGGCACGATCCTGGGCCAGGTCTCCACCCGCCTGGCCAAGGCGGCTCACCGCACGTGGAAGTTCACGCCGTGCCTGGAGCGGACCGTGTGGGGATCCGCCACGCCGCTGATCCTGGACGTGCCGTACGCATGCCGCCGGCTCAACCTGCCGGCCTGGCCCATCGTGAGCGTGCAGAAGGTCCAGTACGCCGCAGACGGCGACTGGGCGTCGGCCGACGAACTGGTCGAGCACGAAGACTACGAGATCGCCGCCGCCGATGGCTGCCTGATCGCCTACGGCCAGTGGCTGCCGTGGCCGATTCGGATCCGCGTGGAGTACATCGGCGGCTACGACACCCCGCCCGCCGCGTGGGTCAGCGGCACGCAGTACGCCGCAGGCAACCGAGTGTCCTACGGCGCGGCCACCTACGAGTGCATCCTGCTCGTGCCCGCTCCGGCCACCACCGCCCCCAGCGCCGACACGACGCACTGGACCGCCTCCACGGCGACGGTGACCCTGCCCGACGATCTCTACCAGGCCTGCCTGGACCAGGCCGGCGTGGAGTACCGAACCCGCAACACCAAGGGCGTGGGCAACGTCTCGGGTGCAGGCGGCTCCGCCGGCCTGAACTCCACCGACTCCGCCCTGCTCAAGGGCGTCGCCGAGACGTGCATGTACTACTGGAGGGGCGAGTGATGCTGGTTGCCGTCAGCCTGGAACTCGACGCCGACACCTCCGACCGGATCGCCCGGCACGGGCAGTCCATCGGCGAGGCGATGGTCCACATCAACCAGGCCCTGCTGGCCGCCGGGGTGGTCGGTGCGGAGAAGATCAGGCAAGCCCTCATTATGGGCCAGCTCGGCATCCGCCAGGACACCCAGCACCCCAGCAGCGGGCTGGCCGGCAGCCTCCAGTCCTGGAGCGTCGACGCGTCGATCCCCATGGTGGCAGTCGGCGTGCCCGCCAACAGCCCGGCCGCCGACTATGCCGGTATCCAGGAACACGGCGGAGTCATCCGGCCCAAGAACGCCAAGGCCCTGGCGATCCCGCTGACGCCGGAAGCGGCGAGTTACAACAGTCCCCGCGACATGCCGGGCCTGACCATGATCAAGCGGAAGGGCAAGCCGCCGCTGCTGGTCCGCCAGATGGCCCGGCGTGGCAGCGTTGTGGGGATGGAGATCCTCTGGGTCCTGGTTGACCGCGTGGAGATCATCGCCACGCACTGGCTCAGCCGCGGGGCCGAGCGGTTCGCCCCAGCGATGGGTGAGGCATTCGGGATCAGCCTGCACAACTGGATGGAGTCGTGGCAGTGAAGACCGTCCGACCGGAATACCGTGAGACTGTGGGACCGGAAGACCGTGGGACCGGAGGACCGGAAGACCGTGGGACCGGAAGATCGGAAGAAGGCGCGCTGAACTCCCAAGGGCGTTGGGCGCCGTTTCGCCAAGCTGCAAGCGGCGACCACGCTCTCCGGTTCCGCGGTCCCACGGTCCCACGGCCTCACGGTCCCACGGCCTCACGGTCCCACGGTCTACGGTCTTCCGGTCCCACGGTCCCCGGGAGTTCCCGCTGATGCCCACCACCACCAACCGCATCGACACCGTCCTGGACGCCCTGGCCACGCAACTGGCCCTGGTGGCCGGCGTCCGCGAGCTGGTCCGCGGGCCGGTGTTCGCCGATACGCAGATGCTGATTCCCGCCATCGGCCTGTTCGCCGACCGGATCCAGAGGGACGGGAAAATCTGGCACGTACACGTGACGATCGCCTGGCTGGGCCGCAGCGCCCGGGGCGGCGCCATGGGCAACGTCATCGCCGCGATCGCCGCGATGGACGCGGCGGTCTCCACCGTCCGCGACTCGGGCACGGCCGGCGGCTACATCGACACGCCCTCATTCGACCTGTGGGCCTCGCCGCTGACGCGGGGAGGCCCGATCACCAGCGTCGGGGAGTGGGGCTCCCTGGCGGTGACGGTGGAAGACCCATTGCTTGTAACCGTCCCGTAAGGGACGTTTGTCGGGCCCGTAGCCGGTAGCCAGTAGCCGGTGGTCGGGCAGGAAGTTTCGGACTGGCTACTGGCTACTGACCACTGGCGACGGAGCAAAACAATGCCTGCTGGAAACGTTCTCTTTGCCTGCAAGTCCGCCACGCACGGCGGGGCACTGGCCGGCGTGACTCACGCGCGGCTGACGGCCTCCACGGCCTACAAACTCGACCACGGCGGGGCCGACTACCCTGGCGACGCCGACTGCCTGGTGACCGACAGCGGGATGGGGGTGGAACTCTACGGCAACCAGTTCGCCCCGCTGCTGGGTCGGATCGGCCAGACCAAGGGATCCTGCGTGATCTCGTTCTTTGGATCGGCCGGGGCGAGCAAGACGATGACGATCACCAACGTGATGTTCACGGAGGTGATCTCCCCGGTGGACATCCCCGCCAAAGACAGCGGGGGGAAGATCGCGCCGTTCGGGATTCGTGGCGTCGTCCTGTTCGGGTCCGCCGACACATTCGCCACCGTGGCGACGGTGGCCTGATAAGTCGTAGCCCGTAGCCGGTAGCCAGTAGCCGGTGAAGGGGCGGAGCGTTCCGACCGGCTACTGGCTACTGGCTACCGGCTACAAGGAGCTTATGAAATGGCTGGTGAAACGATCTTCGCATGCAGGCACGTCAAGGTGAACTCGGTGGCGGTAACGGACGCCACGCACGCTCGCGTGGTGCCCTCCTCGGTGGCCCGCAAGGACCAGGGCCCGGCGGGCTCCGTCGGCCAGCGGGACGCGATGGTGACCTACCGCCGCGTGATGGTGGAGGTGTACGGCACCGACCCCATCGCCCTGCTGGCCCTCATCGCCGCCGTCAAGGCGTCGGTGGAGGTCGGCACGTTCGGCGTGGCCGGGGCGCTGGAGAAGTTGACGGTGAAGAACGTCTACTTCTTCGAACCCATCGGGCAGGTCGAAGTGCCCGCCAACGACGCCGGCGGCAGCCTGGCCGTCTTCGGCATCCGGGGCGTGGGCCTGTGGGCCACCACCGACACGTTCGCCCTGATGATCGTCGCGGCAGCGGGGGCCTGATGCGTCGTCGCCCGTAGCCGGTTGCCAGTAGCCGGTTGCGGAAAGAGTGAATGAATCGGTCCTACTGGCTACGGGCTACCGGCTACGGGCTACTCCCAATGAGCGAAGGCATAGACATCAAGGTTTCGGCAACCGGCGCGGCGGAGGCCAAGCAGGCCCTCACCGAAGTCGCCGAGGCCGAGCAGCGCGTCGCGGCCGCCACGGCCGGCGGGGCGGTGCACGCCGACGAGGCCACCAAGGCCGACAAGGACGCGGCCGAGGGAAAGAAACTGCTCGCCGAAAGGCAGAAGTCCGTCCTGGAAGGGCTTCGTGCGCTGGGCCCGGAACTCGGAATGGTGGGCGACATGATCGCCACCATGGCGACGGCCTCCCTGTCCGGCGGGGTGTCCATGGGCATCTACGCCGTGGCGATCGCGGGAATCGCCTTCGCGCTCGATAAATTCTCCGACGTGCAGTCCGAGCACCGGCAGCGGGCCGAGGAAATGCTTCGAACCCTGCGGGCCGAGCGGGAGGAGTACGAGGGGCTCGAGCGTGCGGTGATGACCACCGTGCTGGCCGAGGAAAAGCGCCGGGGCGTCATGCCCGGCGGCAAGGGCCAGCCTGGCGGCGGCGAGTCGATGGAGAAGATCATCGGCCAGGTCACCGAGATCGGCAAGCACGTCCCGCTCGGCAAGGCGGGCATCGAGGCCGTCAGCACCGATATTGCCTCCTCTCGCGCCAAGCTGACCGACGAGCAGCGCCAACGCTACGCCGAATGGTACTACCTCGAAGGGCAGGGGATGGACCAGGCCAATCGTATGCCGTCCTTTTCGGCCTACAGTTCCGCCCACAACGACAACGGAGCGGACCTGGCAGGCCGCATGACGGCCGCGATCCGCCGCAACCCTTCGGCCGCCCGCCGAGCCATCAGTGAAGGCCGCCAGGCCGGTGGGGCGGAGACGCCCTCCGCCAGGGCCGAAAGCGCCTTCGACATGGTGGCCAAGGAAGAATCCGCAGGCGCGTCTGGCCAAGAGCGGCCCCGATCGGCGGAGGACATTCGGTCGTATATCGAGCACCTCATCGTCAATATCTCTTCGAGTTCCGACCGGGACCTGTGGGCCCAAGAGGCTGAACCGTTTCTGGCCCGGTACGGGAAAGACGTGGGCAACATCGAAATGGTCCGGGACGAGAACTACACGTCCTACCGGATGCGCCCCGCCCGCAAGGGGGAGAGGGGCGAATCGCTCAACGGGACCATGATCCAATACCACGGCGGCGTCCACACCCACATCTACGGCCAGGACGATCCGGCGGGCGTACCCGCCGAGGGCACGACGGGAAACACCGGACGGTGAGGAAGCAAGAAGGTCAAAGGTAGTAGGTAGTAGGTAGTAGGTAGTAGGTAGTAGGTAGTAGGGAAGCGGCCAGCAAATGCCAGAGAAGATCGGCGGCGACAACCTGTTCGGCTCGGGCGGCCACGTGTGGCAGTGGACGCCTGCGGCCATCGCGGACAAGACGGTCGGCACCATCTCCGTGCGTGGGGCCGCTCGCATGGTCATGACGATTGGGCCGGCCATGGCACGCATCGTCGGCCGCGACGGCGGGCCTGCTCTCCTGAAGGGAAGCGGAGCTTCCGCCAGCCTGGCGAACGACGATCTGGAGGGCCAGATCCAGGATATCACCGACGCCCGCGAAAGCGGGGAGGCGATGGCCTGGACGGACGATCAGGGTTGGACGGGCAAAGCAATCGTGGTGACCGGCTTCAGTCGCGTCGGCACGATCCAGCAGGGCTTCGATGGCACGACCTGGTCGCAGTGGCAGTACTACACGGCGGAGCTGATGGAGCTGCAAGGGGCAGCTCCGGGTCCGGGATAGTAGACGCGGCATCCCTGCCCGCTTCGCAGCAGGCGGGGTGCCGCGTTCTTCAGACCACGCGGCAACCCGCCTGCTGCGAAGCGGGCAGGGATGCCGCGTCTACCTTGAACGATGTACAACGCACCGACAAAACTTGGCTCCTCCGCCGCGGGATACCGCGTGTG